TCCCGTGAGTCCAGTACCCGCAGTTACATTTGTAATGTCTCCAGCGTTTGTAGTATAGTTAAAACTTTCAATTCTATCGTTAATTGCAGATGCAGACATCAAGCGAGTGTCAGAGTCTTCAAAAGTTTCTCCTGCAATAATTAAACTGCCTGCTGCTATTTCGGATGTAGTTAGTCCGGAGACATTCAAAGCTACAGTACCTGAGGTTCCTCCTCCGGTAAGACCTGTTCCGGCGGTAACTCCTAGTATATCTCCAGTAGTTCCAGTAGCTACAGCAGTTACTCTGCCATAAGCATCTAGAGTGATAGTATCAATTTTTGTACCGTTCGCCGTTGAGCCATAAGTAGCTGCTCCAGGTCCGGCAGTATTAAGCGCTAAAGTTACTCTATTATTGTTGTCATCATCTGTTGCCGTTATTTCTGTGTGTAAGTTGTGATCAAATAATCCACCTGCTACATCTCGAATTTCTTCATAGCTTCTTTGTGTATTGGTAGCAGTAATTGTGCCATCCGCGTCAATAGTAATGTTTGTTCCTGCTGTAAGAGCAGCAACAACATTTACTGTATCAGTTACATCCGCCAACTCTTCAATACCATCAAGCTTTGTTTTATCTCCGTTGACAAAAGCACCTTCAGAAGGCTTAGGCTGAAGAGTGGAAATAGTAACGCCCTTAACTCCAGCTAAGTCAGTTAGCTCGTCGTCCATTAGGGCACCGGCAGTTCTAACATTTGCTGTATCTGTTACATCTGCATTATCTTCAATAGTGGATAGTTTAGTGCTCATGGCTGCAACATCTGCGCCATCAACTGTTCCTAGTAGAGTCAAGTTGCCCGAATTATCTAACTTCATTAATTCGGTATAATTAGTAGCATCCGCATTTGTGGCATCTCTGCCCCAAACAAAACTGTCCCCGCTACCATTATTGTTTGTATCAACAATAAAATCCATCGAAGCCACGCTACCTAAAGTAGTGCTATTAGTGCCGATGGATCCATTATCATCATCAAAGTCTAAGAAAGAGTTGGAACTAAAAGACGAGCTACTATAAATATCTGACCTGATATTTCCGAATGTTTTGATTCCGGTAAAAGTTTGAGTACCTGATAAATGGGCTGTATTTGAAGATAGATAAGCATCTGCAATTGGATCGCCTTGCCAAATGCCTGCTGTAACAGTACCTACTTGAGTAATTTCTAAAGCATTTATGTCTGCTTTAGTTTGATCGTCTTTTGCATTAGCTTCAATACCATCAAGCTTTGTTTTATCCCCGTTGACAAAAGCGCCTTCAGAAGGCTGTACTTGATAGTTAGGATTAGTACTAGGAACCCATGAAGGAGTTTGATTTTCTGCACTTATAGTAGCTTCCGTGCCACTTACTACTACATTCATTCCGGTAGTAAAGTTTAAAGATGAAATTTCTGTTGCTTCAGTTGTTCCATCTTCTTTTATGGTGATTTCGGGAGTTGCAGAAGCATTAACAATTGAGTTTGCATCAATAGTTACTCCTGAGAGTATAAGATCCGTACCATCAAATAGAACGTGCTTACTTGCTGTACCGAAGACCATTTTGCCTCCGGTAAGATCCATAAAGGCACCGCTCTCAGTTCCTGAAGGAGAAGCATTAGCGTCTGGAATAGTACCGCCTTTTAACGTACCTGCTGTAATGTCACCCATATTTGCTGTAAGAGCAGATAGTGTGCTTGTAGTAATATCAGTCGCCCTAATAGTAGTTGCATCAATAATTGTTGATACAATTGAGTTTGACTTAATGTGAGAAGACTGAATAGTAGATGCCGTAAGTAGTGATGAAACTACAGAGTTGGCAGTAATCATATCTGAGTTAATACTATTTGCTGCGATAGTTTCTGTAGTAACAGAGTTTGCAAGAATAGTATTTGCGGTTACTGAGTTGGCCGCAAGTTCTTCTGTTGTAATGCTGTTTGCAGCTATATTATTTGCAGTAATGCTGTTTGCTGCAAGTGTTTCTGTTGTAATTGAGTTTGCGGCAATTTTGTCTGCATTAATTGAGTTTGCAGAAATTTTATCTGCTGTAATTGAGTTTGCCGCGAGCTTATCTACAGAAATTGCACCATCGGGTACTTCTGTAGTTCCGTCGTCTCCTGTATTTAATGTTATTCCATCTACTATAGTGCGAAGAGTTAAAAGACTGGTAAGTTTAATAGTACTACCCGTCTTTCGTAATTTTGCAATTATAGCATCATTTTCATAGTCTGGTCTAAAGCTTGCTCTATAACCAGTTAAAGAAGATTTTGCCGAATCAAACACTCTGTCTATTTTGAGCTCTGTGTTCGAAACTATATCTGTTACTACAGCACCGTCTGCTAGTCCTGTAGGAGAAGTAGTATTTGCTAAATTAAGAACGTCCCCTACTATTACACTGTTTAAAAAGCCAGAACCTGTTACCGTATTACTATTTGCAGGAATACTAACACTTCCGATTGAAGTCCAAGAGTTTGATAAACCGGTATTACCTGTGCCCACATCATAGTAAAAAGGAGCAGACAATGATTGATCATCATAGTATAAAATGTCTAAGCTAGTAGCACTAGTGTCTAAATAAACTAAATAATCTTTATCGGCTAAAATATCCGATACGTCTGTACTGCCTGATAGTACATGAATAACTTCAGGGAATGAAGCAGTTGATAATTGAGCATTAGTTGCTTGAAACTGAATAGTATTTAAAGCTGTAATAATAAGTTGAGCCGAAGAAAACGCTCCACGAGGGATACCTAAAGCTACTCTAGGAACTGCATCTTCATAAACATCTAAAAATGTGTATGACACTAAAGCATAAGGAGAAAAATTCCCTCCTGTAGATACCGCACGAATTTGAAAGTTAAGACGATCACTACTAATTCCTGTTAAGCGAATAAAAGTATTTGATGTTACTAAAGGATTCTCTAGCTCAGGAATATTATGTCGAACTTCGTACGACTCAACAAACTCAGAAGTACTAGGCTCCCACTCTACTCTTAGCTCTTCTCCAGGATTTTCAGGATTTGATTCTAATATTACACGAGGGCTAGAAGGAGGGCTCAGTTCTGACTCTCCATCTCTTGGCTCTGCTTCTACATATATTGTTGTAGGAATAACTCCAGTCTCGTAGCCGTTATCTACTGCTCCGTATTTTTCATTGTAGTGCTCTACTGCAGAAAATCCATACTCATTTGTTTTATCTTGATTTATTGATAGAACTTTATATTGCTTATAAGAGCCTACAACGTCTAAGCTATCTTTACTTTCTTTCAGTGCCCATATAGTATTTGCTACTGGAGTTGTTTCAAAAGAAGAAACATCAATAGTATTTGTAGTTCCTGCCGAAGTAGTTACTGCGTTTTCTTGTACATAAGAGTATTCTTTCCATACAATAGGCAACAAGCTTGTTCCCGAGGCATCAATAAATGCGTTTGAAGCTTTTTCTTCTGTATTTAACGCCCCTAAGTCATATGTACCATCATTATTTGCAGTATCATATAGATAAGCTTCGGGAAGCCTATCTCCTCTAGAGTAAGTGTTGCCATTAATAGTTACATCTGCAAATCCTACATAAAAAGCAGCCGCCTCTGTTACTAAAGTACTTATAGTATAAGTGGACCCAGCATTTAAAGTGATCGAGCGATCTAAAACAGCAGCAGTACTAGTAGCGGAAGCCAGTCTACCACTATATTGAACGCCTTCTCTATCTGCGTCTTGTACATTAATAACATCTCCCGGCTTTATGTAAAGGGAGTTTAAAGCTGACTTAAAACTAATTACTTCTGTCTGCTTTTGAGCAGTCCATAATTTCCAGCGCCCATAACGAATTGCTTGTGCTTCAGAAGTACAGCCGAACGCAACTACCTTTTCAGTTATTATTCTTTTGTCGCGAACAATAGCCTCTCGATCCTCTACAATAAGAGGTACGGGCTCATAGTTTGACTTTGGGTCATTCCATGTAACAATTACTTGATTAGATCTAGTTTTTAGCCCTGAAGACTCATATGCAAATTTTCCATCTATTACATTACCTTTTGTAAAATTATAAACAGGGTCTGAAGGAGAGTCTTGAACAGGAGTAAGATGTCCGTCCATCCAATAAAGCATACCTGTGAAGGTACTCGCAAAGTCTTTTAATACTTTGTATACGTCCGTAGCTTTTGTCAGAAGTATGTTTGAGCGAAATCTAGGCTCTGTTCCACCTTCTCCATTATCAACTAATTCATCACAATATCGTGCAATTCTGTACAAAGAATACTTATCAATATCCGATTCTTGTATCCATCTTCCTGCCCCGTAACGATTATTGGTTACAATATCGTAAAAAACCCAGGCAGGATTATCCGTATACTGTAGTTCATTCTTAAAAGTTCCGTCCCAAAATTCTTCATAAACTGCTACAGGGTTTCCATTGCTGTCTGTTTGAGTAGAGTACTCTCGTGGCGTATAAGTAGAAGGGACTTTTACTTTTAATCCTTGCATAAGATAAGACATCTTAGGCGGCTCTTGATATTGCTTAGAAGAAAAAGTAGTAGAAATTAAAGAAGTATAGGGGTACGATAGCCTATCTTTAATTACATAACCAAGATTATCTATTTTAGATTTTGCAATAAGAGTCCACTTTTCTTTATTAGTTACTCCATCCCCATGTCCTGTAGAGTTAATTCGTAGTCCAATATGACGAGTAAGTCTTATTACTCGTATCTTAAAACTATCAAACGGTCTGTACTGATTGACTCCAAGTATATGATTAAATGAGTAAGCTGCATTAGTACGACCTGTATGGCCTATGTAACTACCCTCCATAGGAAATGCATTTTCCCACTCGGAGTCTTCTCCGTCAAGAGTAGTTTGTATTTGAATTAAGTATCGAGCATAAGAAGCGTATCTTTTTCCATTATCCCCATTTATGTATTGTAGGCCTCCAGGATAAGTAATTCGAAGGCTAATTTCATCTACTTCAGGGCGTTGTGCTGCACTAATTCCAAAAGCAGTATCGTTCAATACTACGGCATCTGTAGCAACATCGTCTTGTGAGTCGTCTGGAAGACCTGACTCCATTGTATTACCAATAGTGCCGTCTTCTGGAACTGGACTAATTCCTGTTAGTTGTCCAGTACCAATTACTTTTAATTCGTGATTAACTGACTGAGTTCCAGAAATAGATCCTCCTACTCCACCTATTTCATTTAAAGGATCTTGATACCGATGCCCAGGACGAAACTCTACTTCAATTCCTGATATTTTGCTAGGACTGCTAGAGGATTGACTGCCCGACTGAAGTGGAGGTATTTCAAAAAAATAAGTGCCTGCTTCAGGAGCAGAGTACGACTGCCCACTATATGTTGATTTCAACGTTATAGAAGTTGCGCTGTTTATAGTATCAATATAAAAACCATACGCAATGCTAATTTCATGAGTTTCAGATGTATCAAGTACGTCTGGTAACCCTTGGAACAGAAAAACTCCTGCAGTCGTACTAGAAATATTAAACTGTCCTTTTATTAAAACACCATCTCTTTTTAAATACGCAACTCTTGTGTATGCTATCGTGGAATCCCAAGAAGTATCTGAAAAAGGAGTTCCTGAGCTTGCATTACATTGTACACTTGTGTACGCTTGAGTCCCTCCTGTAACATTAGAGAGAGTTACTTGCGTAGTTCTATATCCTTTTAATACTAGCTGTCGGGGTATCCCCACAGGATTTACTAAATTTGTAGGAATTGATGCTCCTGTTACTGAAGTATTAGTGAAGCTTGTACCATCAAAAGTAATTTTTCCCGAAGCCGTACCTTCTACAGGGTTGTATCCTCTTACTTTTGCGTCGTCAGAAGCGACGTCATTGAAAAATACAGAGGAGGCACCATGCTTTAGACCCCGTACAGGGCCTTCTGATAGTATATCTGTTCTTGAAATATTTTGTGAGCTTACACCCTTCCTAGTTGCCATCCTTAATTACCTCCTAAATTCTGTGTTTGTAGCTGGGCTATTAAGTCAAAATCAATAACCGCCGCCGCACCCATAGCAGCCCCCGCCGCTGAGCCCGCGCTACCTCCAGTAGCTGGAATAGTTTGTGCGTCATAAGAGTTTCCATTACTTTCAGCCGAAGTAGCTCTTTGCGTGTGGTTTGCAAATTGAGTGCTTTCGCCTCTTGTATGAAAACTTATTGTTCTCCCAGGTATGCGTAACTCTCCGTATAGTACTGGAACTGGGTCTCCTTCTGCTATATTTTGTTTAGATCCTTGAAAAATATAACTTTCATCTTGCTGATTGTCTGTAGAAGGGTCTGGAGCCATCATCTGTTGTATACCTCCTAAAGCAAGATTTATCCCTATTCCTAGCCCTACTTGGGTTAATATTCCTAAAGTGCCTCCCGCCCCTAGTGCACCACCCAGAGCTGCTGTGAAAGCTCCCATACTTGTAAAAGCAGCTCCAAATCCTGTAACCGTAGCGCCTGTTGCAACACTTGTTGCTGTCATTCCTAAAGCGGCGGCGCCCATACCTGCCGTCATTACAGTAATTGCTACTGCTGCTAGTATTTTTGCGGGACCACTTTTAGAGCCCGCAGGAACTGGAGTAATAATCATATCTCCTTCCTTATAAAGAAGAAGCGCTTCGGCGTCATTTCTAATAGGTCGTCCTTCTACTTCTAATATAAATCCAATATTTTTCTCATGACACTCCTGAAGGTACGGCATAAATTGCGAAAAATTACACTTTAAACATCTAAAAACTTCAGTAAAAGAGTCTGCCGCAATTTGAAATTCTTTTCCAAAGCGAGCCCCCATTTCCCCTTCTAAGTACACATTACGTTTCATATCTATAAATTCCTACAATGTGCTTTCTCCAGAAAGGAAAAAGAGATTCCCTACAAGAAAGCCTATTTATTGCATGATGAAAAAATACATCATTTCCTAAGTATATTCCGCAGTGATTTGGTACCTCTGCTTCTATTTGAAAAATTAAAACATCGTTTTTTTGAGGGCTGTCTACTTTAACTAATCCCCAGTTTTTTATATTTTCTTCTGTAAAATAATTTAAGTCTTTAAGCCACCAATCGTCTTCAAATGGATCTCTAGGAGGAATATGTATTCCCTCTGCTGCAAGCCAATCTCTAGAAGCTTCGAAACAGTCTGCACTTGCAAATTTATATTCTCTTCCAATCAAGGGATTCACGTTTACTTTAGGGTCTAATATATTTAAATCCATATTAGGGTAACTAAAGATATAATAAGGTATGCCTAGAGCATTACAGTTATCTATATCACCTTTACTTGGTGTATTATCAGCATCTGGGTGATTATGCACAATTCCTACAATATCCATGCATCTTTTATGCTTCATATAATCTGTAGAAGACATAATAAAATCATTATCATCTTCAGCTACATTTTCACAAGGAAAGTAACGTTTTTTGCCTTTTACAATTCCTATTACACCACAGGCTTCTCTAGGGTACTCATCTTCAAAATGTTTTTGTATCTCTTCTATCACTTAAATTTTCTCGATCCAGGAAATCCACCAAAAGGCAAAGTAACTGCAGTATTTAAAGTATCATCATTATTATTGCCTTGAAATCGTTTTTTACATCCTGTAAGAGTTTTTGAGCACACATCGAGCCTTTTCCAATATGCGGGATGATTAATAGGGTCTTTATTAGCAGGAACTGAACGAACTGCTTCCCATATTTGGGTGTGTCCATCTCCTGTGGTTTTAACTTTAGCATCTTGAGCATAAGGACCCGAATTAGACCAAGTAGCAATACTAGTAATATTTCTAGTAATTAATTCATCTTTTTCATTAAAAAATCTACCACTTCCGTTTAAAGCCCAATTACACCCACCATCGTTATTTAAAGTACCTCCTTGGTACCTCCAAACACAGTATCTTCCAATAACAACTCTGCCGGGTATTTTTACGCCTTCTACATCAATTGGACTAGCCAGCTCAAACTCTACCATTATACTGTCTTCCGAAGCTACTTTGTCTATAATATATGTTTGGCTTGGAAACTCAACGGGCGGAGCAGTTGGATGTGAATCTGTACTTTTAAAAGTATTTGAAAGTAAAGTTCTTCTATAGTCTATTCGAGTATTAAGAAAGCTTTCATTCTTATAAAGCCCTTCGCTTGCTAAAATAGAATAAAGAGTTTCCTCGTCTGCAGTACCGTCTTCATCATTTGAAATAGATCGGATAAGAGTAGGAATATTTGCAATTCGTAAAGAAGGGCGAGGACTAGCTCCTGCACCATTAATTTCTACTCCTTCAATTCCAACAGGAATTGCAAAATACTCTTTTAAAGGGTACTTGTTATAAGTAGCAGATTCGTCATCCGTATCTAATGTTTTACTCGGAAAGTAAATATTATCGGTTCCATTGTCTAGCCCATTAAATATGTATACTTTTGCTCCGCTGGGTAAAGTTACATCAAATAACTCTACGTACGCATCGTCAATTTCTTGAAGTTGTACTGTATCAATTAAATCTGTCATAATTAAGGCTCGTAAACTCTTCTTAATACGCAAGCTAAGCTATGATTAGTTGCTTGTCCGTAACTTATATTGTAGTCATCACAAACTACTTTAATTGTACTTGTAGTAAGGTTTCCCTGACTAAATTTATCTGTAATAACAAAGTTAAAACTTTTGCCCGCACTATCATCTAAAAATGCCGCAATAAGATTTATATCTGCTGCTTCTCGATTCTTAAAAGCTATATTAAATTGGTCTTGCTTAGTGTTTATTCCATCAAGCACCCTTTGCTCATACCCGTCTCCAAATCTTGCGGTAAGGACATTATGCTTAGAAGACCTGCTTAGCCCTCTATCTGCTACAGCTTCAAACGCTGCTGCATTAGAGACACCCTTTAAAGAGTTAACTTTACTTGCAGGTATTGTAAAACTAAAAGTTGCCATTATGCTGCTCCATGCTTATTGAGAATTCCGCCTGCACGCTTCTGGTTGTGAAGCTCTTTCTGTACTGCGGCGGCAATAACTTGTCCAAGATTTTCACCCATTGCTCCATTAGAAGAAGACTGTGTTTGTCCGTCTGTAGAAACGTTTACAGTAACATTATTGTTTTGCATTCCGCCTCCATTCCCATTCATCTGTACAGGAATAGAGTTAC